GAACTGTCGGCACTGTCTGGTTACACGAAGGCTGAACTGAAAAAAATTCTGATGGAGAACTAAGATGCTTATTGAACGTAAGAGTATGTTCACTGGAAAGATCAACGTCATGGACTTGGATGTGACGTATGACGAACTGGAACGGTGGATGGATGGTGAGTTGATCCAAAAAGTCTTTCCGCACCTGACAACAGATGAACGTGAGTTCTTGATGACTGGCACCACCCCAGAGGAGTGGGAAAAGTTTAACAAAGACGACTACAACGAAGCAGAAGGAGACTTTTGATATGTTCGCAATCATCGCAACCAAAGAACTGAACGATGGAACCAACGGGTTCCGCTACAATTTCCTTGGCAAGAAGGGCATCGTCCGCAAGCGCAAGGCACTGAACCGTGGCTGGAAAATCCAGGACGGTAAGTCTATGAAGGCTGTCCACATGGGTAAGGTAACCGTCTACATCGAAGTGGAACGCAACCGTTATTCCACCCGCCAGCTTCGTCACTTTGCTGGGTAACCGATGCTTATTGAACGTGAGAGTATGCTCACTGGAAAGGTCAACGTCATGGAAATGAATGAACTGAAAGACATCCTTGCAGAAGCCGAGGAAAAGGCAGACAACGCAGGAAGGTATTACTTCTACGAACAACTTGGTGGTGTTGACAGGTATGCCTGTGGCTTTGCATGGGTAAACATATACTCCTACAAAGGAGAAAACATAAAGGGTAACACAAAGCTAGGCAGGCTTTTGAAAAAGGCCGGTGTCTATCAGGATTATCAACGTATCTTTCAAGTGTGGATGCCTGGTCGCCAGCCTGTGCAGAACATAGACTGCCACTACGCATCTGCCAAGGCTTATGCCGATGTCTTGACAGACTATGGGTTCGTGGCTTATGCTAACAGCAGACTTGACTAGGAGGTCATCATGGTATTTAGTAGGGATGGAATAACTTGGTGGTATCAACTACCCGTCAAAGAATACGTCTACGGTGGTCCTGTTTATGGACCTTTCGAAAGCAAGCACGAGGCAGCACGGGACATGTTCAACAGGTGGGATGAGGAGAAAGGAAATGACTAAGTTTACTGAGAAACAGCTCAAGTATCTTGAAGAGGTCATCGTCTTTACTGAGGATGGTTCCATCAAGGATGTCAAGGGCAGTGTTAAGGGCAATGTCTGGGGCGATGTCGTGGGCAATGTCGTGGGCAATGTCTGGGGCCATGTCTGGGGCGATGTCGTGGGCGATGTCCGTGGCGGTGTTAAGGGCAGTGTCTGGGGCGATGTCGTGGGCAATGTCTGGGGCAATGTCGAGGGCGAAATGAAGGATTAAACATCATGTCACCATCATTCAACAATATGGCAATGTCTTTCGTTGCCGAGGAAATAAAGGTAGACATCTACGAAGATGGTACAACCTACATAAACGATGGTAGGTGTAGGGTTCAGGTAGATGGGAATGGGATGAGCAAACTTGTACATGCTTGGCAGGCAGTGCAACAAGATCAAGGAGAAAGCAAATGACTAAATTTACTGAGGAACAGATCAAGTACCTTGAAGAGGTCATCGTCTTTACTGAGAACGGTATGTCTGTCAAGGATTTCAAGGGCAATGTCTGGGGTGATGTCGAGGGCAGTGTCTTGGGCGATGTCTTTGGCGATGTCTGGGGCGATGTCAAGGGCTATGTTGGGGGCCATGTAAGGGGCGATGTCAAACATACCTGTCAACGGGGGTAAAGCAAATGAATAGGAACCCAAGGATATGCGGTATGGAAGATGCCCGCAAGGGTCGTAACCCACGGCCATACTATCTGAAGGACGGTGAAGAAGTATGTGTGGATAACATGACCAACCACGAAGTTCAGCAATACTATGACGGCTATGAGTACGAGGAGATACAATATGCCGGTGGTTTCAGAAGAGTGTCCAAGTACTAAAAATAGTTCTTGACAACTGAAAAAACTGCTGTATACTCTCATCAACACCCCTGAGGGATATAACTATGAATACTAAAGAAAGAACAGACAAGTTACCTTGTCCGTTTATTGACTGTGGTAGTAGTGATGCCTTCTCTTGGTATCATTCTCAAGACAAGGGCCACTGCTACTCCTGTGGAAAAGACTACCCATTCCACTCAAGACAATCTTCTGTTGACTCCTCTCTGAAGCAGGAGTATGACAGCTACATCACAAACCCAGACAGGAATATGACAATGGAAAAACCAAGGGCTGTTGTTCAGCCTATGCTTACCCCTATCCACAGAGAGCACAGGGGTATCAAGAAAGAAACGATGGAGAAGTACGGGGTCAAGACTTATGTCAACCTCATCAACAACGAAGAAGTGAAACAGGAATATCCGTACCCTCATGGCACCAAGACTAGGGTGCTACCCAAGTCTTTCACTACTTCCCTTGGCTTTGGTTCTGACGAACTGTTTGGTATGGACAAGTTCAACTCTGGTTCAGCCAAGGCTATCACTATCTGCGAGGGTGAGCTTGATGCTATGTCTGCCTTCCAGATGCTAGGCAGCAAGTACCCTGTTGTTTCTTTGCCGTCTGCTACACCTAGCAAGAAGCTTATTGAGAAGTGCAGAGACTACCTCTCATCCTTTGAAAAGATATACTGTTCGTTTGACAGTGACGGTAAGTCAGACCACATTGCTGAGAAGCTGGCAGGTATCTTTCCAGGCAGAGTGTGCAAGGTACCACACACCAAGTACAAGGACGCCAATGAGTTCCTGACTGCTGGTGCTGAAGCAGAATACAGGAATAGCTGGTGGTCTGCACAACTGGTGAAGCCGGATAACATCCTGTGTACAGAAGCAGACTTCATATCTCTGTTCAACGACTCACCCGACTATGAGTACTTCAAGACCAATGTTCCAGGCCTTGACGACAAGATCATGGGCATCCACAAAGGAGCCTTCACTGTTGTCCTTGCTGAGACTGGCATTGGTAAGACAGAGTTCTTCCGTTTCCTTGAGCATCAGGCCATTACCCACACAGACTATTCGATTGCCTTCTGTCATGGTGAGGAGTCACAACTCCGAGGTATCCTTGGTCTGTTCTCCTACCATGAGGGCAAGAACCTCACCCGCAAGGACAAGGTGGAAGAGCTACAGTACCAAGAGAAGTATACCGAGTTTGTCAAGAAGCTGGTGTCCAAAGAAAATGTGTACCAGTTTCTTATCCGAGTTGGTTCTTCTGTCGAAGACATTGTAGACCAAGTACGGTTCCTTGCCGTAGCTATGGGTGTAGACTACATCTTCCTTGAACCTATCCAAGATTTTGTGTCGGCTCGTAGCACCAGTGAGAAAGAAAGTCTCTTGACTGAACTTACGACGCAGCTTAAACGATTGGCTGTGGAACTGAACGTAGGTATAGTAGTGATTGCACACTCAAACAAGGAAGGTGAAGCCAAGTACTGTGCATCCATCATTCAAGGTGCTGCATTCGAGATCGTTCTTAAACGTAACCCTGATGCTTCTGATGAGACACTGGCTAACACTACCTTCGTTTATGTAGGCAGGAAGAACAGAACTGGTGGTGGCTCTGGCTATGCAGGTTCCCTGTACTTTGACTTTGATAAGTTCACCTTGGAACCTACATCACTTGATGACCCAGAGGAACTATGAGTACCATCATACTTGACATCGAAACTGAATCCCTCACCCCATCTAACATCTGGTGTATATGTACACTGGATATAGAGACAGGAGAGGAACAGACTTACCTTAACCCAACCTCTATCCCAGAAGAAAAGGAACGCTTCAATGGAACTTGTACTGACAGTCATCGTTATGTTCTTCATAACGGAATCGGTTTCGATGTACCAGTCTTACGAAAGCTTTGTGGATGGTCTGTTAGAAACGACAGGATAACAGACACTTTGGTTGTATCCAGGCTCAAGGACTACGGCATTGAAGACGGCCATAGCCTTGCAGCTTGGGGCCAAAGACTCGGGTTCCCTAAGACCTACTTCAAGAAGTTTGACACCTTGTCCCAAGAGATGATCGACTATTGTAAGCAGGATGTAAGGGTGACACATAGGCTGTACACCAAGCTGTTACCGTTCATCAACGACAAGACACAGGCCACCGCCTTACAGGTAGAACATGACATTCAATGGCTGTGTGAAGAGATGACAGACAACGGCTTCTACTTCAACAAGACAGAGGCAGAGACTATCCTTGCCGAGATTACTGAACGGAAGAATATACTGGAGACTGGATTCCAGAAGGACTTCCCTCCAAAGCTGGAGCCTGTTCACTCTGTTACCTACCGGACTACCAAGGACGGCAAAGAGTTTGCCTCTGTCACCAAGGCCAAAGAGAAGTATATGATCCACACTGTGAAGGACGGTATGCTTCTGTGCTTTGACTATGTACCCTTCAATCCCGGCTCACCACAGCAACGTATAGACAGGTTGTGGGAGGCAGGCTGGCAACCAACAGACAAGACCAAAGGATACTTGGACTATGAAAGAGAACAGCAACGGTACTAAAAAGGGTATGCACTACCAAAGGTACGGCTGGAAATGTAATGAGGTTAACCTTTCCACAGTTCCTGACACAGCCCCTGCTGGTGCTCACAACATAGCTGAGTGGATGACACTGGAAGGTAGACGTTCTTCTCTTGTCGAATGGTTAGGCCACTGCGGTGACGACCACCGTATTCACGGAAGGTTCACACATATAGGTGCATGGACTGGACGTATGGCACACAGCAGCCCCAACCAAGCCAACATCCCTGCTTCTTTCCATGGTGAACCCAAGACTGCTGTAGAGGCTGTCAAGGCTAACTATGATGGCAGGATGAGAGCACTGTGGTGTGTACCTGATGGCCACTGGCTAGTCGGTACTGACGCCGAGGGTATTCAACTTCGTATCCTTGCCCATCTGATGAAGTCTGAGGAATATGTACATGCTATCGTATCCGGCAAGAAGGAAGACGAAACCGACATACACAACGTCAACCGTCGAGCACTGGGTATGTCCCATGTTACCCGAGACATGGCTAAGACTTTTATCTATGCCTTCCTTCTTGGTACTGGTAATGCCAAGGTAGGTGAGATACTCAAGGTCAATTCAACAGAAGCAGCACAGGCAGTAGAGAACTTCATGCAGTCTATCCCTGGCCTTGCTGACCTGAAAAAAAGGGTTATCCCGTCAGTAGCCAAGGCTGGCTGGTTCACTGGTCTTGATGGTCGTCGGGTACCAGTACCCTCAGAACACAAGACACTGGCTGGTATGTTACAGAATGGTGAAGCAACTGTAATGAAACATGCTGCCCTTGACTGGACAGCTAAGGCAAAGGGAATCAAGTTCAAGCTGGTGACTTGGCCCCATGATGAATGGCAAACAGAAGTAGAAGGAGATAAAGAAACAGCAGAAAAACTAGGTGCAATACAACGTCAATCAATTGTTGACACTGGAATCAAACTGCGTATAATGTGTCCTCTAGCTGGCTCCACCGACATCGGTACCAACTGGAATGAAACACACTGAAAAGGAAAAACGAAATGTCAAAGTTTAAGTCTGTCACTACTGTTGGTCCGGTCTCTTGGGCTAAGGTCATGCCTGGTCAGGAAGAAATGGGATACCTCGGAGCCTATGAGGCTTTCGATGGTGCCTTCACTATTGACCAAGAGTTGAGCAAGGAAGAGTTTGCCAAGCTCAAGGAGGCTGGTAGTCAGAAACGTCCTGTCCAGAAACACCTCATGGATGGACGTATCGTACTCAAATTCGTCCGCAAGAACCGGGTAACTAACGGCAAGGGTGAACTTGTCGAGGCTGCATCTGGTGCCCCAGAACTTGTAGATGCTGATGACAACCCTTGGTCTGGTGAGTTTATTGGTAACGGTTCTGTCTGTGCCCTCACCAATCTCCTCTCCTTTTTCAAGGCACCGGACGGTACCACAGGTTGCCGTACTACACTGACTAAGGTTCAGGTTCTTGAGCATATTGCTTTCGAGTCTGAGGCTGCGTAAGGAATGGTGTTGTGGGCGGTACTAGGAAACCAAACCCTATGGCTAAGGACTTGAGACAACCCAAGTATCGCCCACAGGTTATACCAAACAAAAAGAAAACCATACCAAGGAAACAAAAGAATGTCTCAGATCAAAGTAACCTATCTTGACCACATGGGGTCAGACTTGTCTGTCGTGAATGCAGCACGAGTTAGCTTTGGTAAGAAATCACATTGTGAAGAGATACGATGGGTAGAAATGGGTGATTGGTCGGGTGACATGCCTGTTGTTTCCCAGCGGGACGCAAATCTAATCAGTTACCTAGCCAACCACGGGCACATCAGCCCCTTCGGCCACTGCTTTGCTTCCTTCCACGTCAAGGCTCCTATCTTTGTGGCACGGCAGTTAGTGAAGCACAAGTTCCTGCGGTGGAATGAGATCAGTAGGCGTTACGTTGATGACCCACCAGAGTTCTACACTCCTGAGGTATGGAGAGGTAAATCTACAGACAAGAAGCAAGGGTCTGAGGGAACATGGCAACCTAACTACCAACAACTCGAAGATGCCATGTGGCACATAAAAGACCTTTACGACCAGATGATCTACGACGAGTGCTCACCAGAGCAAGCACGTATGGTCTTACCTCAGTCCACAATGACCGAGTGGTACTGGAGTGGTAGCCTTGATGCGTTTGCAGATATGTGCAGCTTGAGGCTTAAGCCCGATACCCAGTATGAGACCCGACTGGTAGCACAACAGATCAGTGAGAAGATGGCTGAGTTGTTCCCTGTGTCGTGGGCAAGCCTTGTAACGGAAGGAGATAAGTAATGAAACAAGTACTAAAGTCTACTGCAATATTCTTATTGGCCGTATTAGCCGTATTACTAATTGTATGGTATACGGTTTATATTTGGAGTGACTGTTTGGAAGAAAATAGTTTCTTTACCTGTGCAAGGATGTTAAACAGATGAGCCTAACAAGCGATGACTGAACAACGAGCAATGAAAAACATTTACCCTATTGCTAGTATGATACCTTGGGTCTGCTCTTATAGAAAAGATGACAAGAAGTTTGGTATCATCTTATGGGCAGATGACCCCGATCAGATACTTGAAGACTGGTGTGACAGACTCCAAGACCTGGAGATAGAAGGCTACTTAATAGGAGAAGAAGATGCGTGAACCAGAGGAAGATGTCGTAAACAAGCCGCCTCATTACAACAACGGAAGTATTGAGTGTATCGACTATTTGAAAAGCAATATGGATACTCTTATGTTTATGGGGTATCTTGAGGGGAATGTAAAAAAGTACTTGCATCGGTTCAGGTACAAAGGTAAACCATTAGAAGACTTGAAGAAAGCACAGTGGTATCTTGATCGACTGATATGGGAGTACAAACAATGAAGACAATCGACACCCTAGTAGAAGACATTTATAGTGTACTTAAAGGCGGCAACGGATGGTCTGGGAACAACGGTTCTTTCTTGGGGGAAGCTATTGCCCTCAGTTCTAACCGTAGGTTTTCTAAACAAAACAAGCCTCGTAGGTACCTGTCACTTTCTTCAGTAGGTTCTAGCTGTGAACGTAAACTCTGGCTCCGTATCAACGGTGTTGATCCTGAGGAAGAAGTATCTGGGCCAGACCTGTTGAAGTTCTTCTATGGCGATATGGTTGAAGAGCTTGTGCTAAGTCTTGCTTCGGCTGCTGGACATAGTGTTGTAGGTCAACAAGACGAACTTGTTGTCGATGGGGTCAGGGGTCATAGGGACTGTGTTATTGACGGTATGACAGTTGATGTCAAGACTGCATCACCCTACTCCTTCAAGAAGTTTGTAGAAGGTACTCTGCACCAAGAGGATTCTTTCGGGTACCTCAGTCAGTTATCTTCCTATGTTTATGCAGCAAAGAATGACCCACTTGTAACCGACAAAACCCGTGGAGCTTTTCTTGTAATCAACAAGGTCTCTGGGGAAATCTGCTTAGACATCCATGACTTCTCGAACACTCTTGAAGAAAAGCCTCAAGAGATTTCCAAAGTCAGGGCTATGGTTAAAAGTGACAAGATGCCTGACCGTCTTGCTACTGTACCCATGAGCAAGACATCACCTAATACAAAGCTTTGTACTTCCTGTACTTTCTGTGGACATAAGAAAACCTGCTGGCCTGAGATGAGGGTGTTCCAGTATAGCAATGGCCCTGTCTATCTGGTTGATGTAGTTAGTGAGCCTAACGTACCAGAGGTTACTGATGCGGCCTTCTAGTGCAAAGGCAAAGGGTCGGAAACTTCAGCAGCTTGTCAGAGACAAGATACTAGAGAAGTTCCCGACCCTTGAGGCAGAGACAGATGTTCGTAGTGCTATCATGGGTGAGACAGGCTGTGATGTAAAGCTGTCGTCAAAAGCTAGGAAGTTGTTTCCCTTCTCTATTGAGTGTAAGTCTCTGGCTAAGATAGCCG